CCTCCATCAAGGCCTGCTGGTTTGCAGACAGTACACCACCAAACTGGTTGCTTGGGTCAAACAGCGCGGAGCGCAGTGTCGTCTCGGCACCAGCAAGGCCGGGGTCACGCGCACCAGCAGCCGTGGTGACGCGCACACCGGGAACGGTGGTCTGGGCTTGTTGCAGGTTTGCGATGGCACGATTTGGGTCTGTTGCGACATTGCGCAGCACGTTGCCAGCGATAACTTCACGGCCCTGACGGGTGAACGGCTGCACCATACCCTTGGGTGCGGCCAAGGCGCGTTGTGTGACGGATAGGGTTGGCCCACCGGGGGCGATCATGCCAGCCACCATTGCGCCACCAAGCTGCGTCGCTGGAGAGAACTCACCTTCGCGCAAGACGCCGCCACCTGCCGAAGCCGCTGCTGCGGCAGATGTTTGGGCGGTGGGGCTTGTTGAAAAGAACTTGGCGACTTCTCTGCCCAAGTTGCTTTGCAGTGCTGGCTCAACAAGCCTGTTCACACCGCGTGCCAAGCCTGCGGTGCCATAGCCTGCTGATGCCACGTCTTGCACAACACGCTCGGTTCCTGTGCGCGGTTGAGGGAATCCAGCAGCAGTCAGTGTGGTGTCCACTGCTCGCGTCATGGTCGGCACCTTGGAGTCGGTTGCCAAGTTGTAGAGGTTGACCAATGGGTCAACCACCATGGGCAACATGCCACCAGCGGTCAATGCAGCTTGGGCCACTGGACGAACAGCAAGTCCAGCCTCGCGGCCAATGGTCGTGGGTTGGTCTGCACCACTCAAGAACCCAATGATCTCTTCTGGCTTGTACTGGTTCTCAAGAGCTGTGGCGATCTGTGGCCCGACGTCCGGCGTCTGTGCCAAGAACTGGACGATCTCGGCGTCGCTGTAGCCTGCCTGCTTGGCTTCCCTGATTTTGGTTTCAATGCCAGCCATTATTGTGGACTCCCAAAAATGTTGGAAAGCGGTGGGCGAGCTGCGCCACCAGCACCAGCAGCACCAGCAGGTGAGGCTCGCATGAGAGACGGCACGTCGGCCTGTGGCCCAAGCACTTTGTCCAAGTTCTTGAAGCCGTAGGCCTCACCAATCCCTACGTACTCGCCACGCTTCTTGTTGTAGCCGTCAGCGGCGGCGGCATACAGCTCGGTGGCCAGTCGCTCAAAGTCTTGGCGCTGTGTAGGCGTCAGAATTTGTCCGGTCATCATGTTGTTGAAGTAGTTTTGCAAACGGTCAAGGCGACCTGCTGCGGCCATTGCGATGCCCAGTTCAGACTCACGCACCACAGAGCCGGGGTCCAGCAGCTTCATGATCTTGGTGGCACCGGCCACGTCGCCGATTGGCGTGCCTTGGCTCAACGAAGACACGACCTGCTTGAAGGCAGTCTTCATGTCGTTGAACTCTTTATAGGTTGCCTCACCCTTAAAAGCCGAGCCGAGCTTCATCTCGTTCTCAAAGCCCTTTTGGCCACCAGTCATGTCCACTGTTGTGGCAGACGCTTTTCGCTGGCGCTCATTGAACTGCTGGAACGACCCTTGGAAGCCCTGACCGACGGCGTACTCGTACTCGGCAATTGCGGATGGAGGTGTGTCGCGTGGAGCCAAGCCGGGGACGATCTGCGATTCTCCAAGCTCGTTGAACCGTTTGGCCACCAACTTCCCGTTTTGCATATAGAACTCTGGCTTGCCGAACTTGGTCGCCATGTTCTGTCGATCTTGGATTGCCTTCATTGCCTCTGGTATCGGCATCATGCTCAATGCTTGGACGAATGATTGAGGCTGCGTCTTCAGAAAATCTTGAATGGTCTGTGCTGGCGCTGTGGCTGCTGGTGCTGCCGACATTGCTGGCGCTGCTGGCGTGGTGCCAATCATCGCGGCACGATCCATTGTTGGACCAGCGCGGCCTGCCATTGCTGGAGATGCCAGCAGTGCCTGTTGAGCAGTCAGTGGAGTGGTCTGTGCAGGGGGCGATGCCAAGGCACCACCAGTTGCACCACCGCCACCACCAATCATGTCTGCAAACATTTTGCGCTGTGCTGCGGTTTGCTGGCCCTCTTCCAACTTCTGACGCAACAGCATCTGCTGCACCGCATTGGTTTGCCCGGTCTGCATCGCCTCAGCACCGGCACTCAATGCCCCGCCAAGGGTCTGTCCCAGCGTGCGGCGGGTAGTCGATGGGCCAGAGCTTTCCAGCAGCTTTGCGGCCACCTGCATCATGCTCTGCCGACGCACAGCGGCCAGTTGCTCGGGCGTGAGCAAGTCGCCGTACATGTTGCCACCGAACATGTTGCCAGCAGCAGCACCGCCGCCGCCAAAAAAGTTGTCGAAGGGTCCAGCCATGATTTCTTCCTTTTAAGACAGTGCGCCCAACAGGCCACCACCGATGGCACCGTATGGCCCAAACATCTGATACCCGGCCATCGCACCACCCAAGGCACCAGCCGCTGGGTTGTTGTAAGTGGGCGTGGAGGTCGATTGACCCATATTGGGCATCTGCAGGCCCAAGGCGCTTTGCATGATGCCAAGGCGCTCCAAGCCGAGGTTGCGCGATGCGTCCATCTGCTGCTGTGCAAACTGCTGACGCGCACCACCCAAGCCCATTGCGGTCTGCGCGGCAAGGTAGTCGGCACCGGTCTGCGCTTGGCCCATCTGGCCGAGCTGCTGTGCCGCACCCAGACGGAATTGCGCACCCTGCAAACCAGCGGCTTGGTTCTGCAACTGCTGCTGCTGCGCGAGCTGCAAGGCCTGCTGGTAGCCTTGGTTGCGCAGGTTGGCCACCATGGAGCCAGCCTGCTTGCCGTACTCGCCAGAAGTTAAAGCCTCGGCGACACCGTGACGCGATCCACCGAATGCGCGAGCGGACATGGCCTGCTGGCCCGTCTGCTGCACGGCACGCTGTCGGGCCTGCTCCATGTCGTTGAGCGATGTGTCAATGACCTGCTGCTCAAACGGGTTGTAGTATTGCTGGGTCAGAGCCTGATCTGGACGGATCATGGTGGGCGTGTAGCCAGCACCGGCCTGAGTGAGCTGTCCGGCCATGCCGAGCTGCTGACGGCCCGGACCCGTGCCAGCGGCCAAAGCCATTTGCTCGCCCTGCTGGTAGGTCGGGTCAAAGCCAGCGAACTGACGCGCACCGGTCTGGTTTGCTACCTGACGGGCGTAGTCCAAGTTGCCGAGATACCCGGCCTTGACATCTGGATCGACTTTGGTCGTCGTGACTTGTGGGTCTCCACCTTTGCTCATATCGTGTACCTCTTCAGTTTGTATTTAAAACGATGCCGCGCAAATCATTGCGCCACATACCGTGTCGTTGCTGGTGCCTCTTGGACAAACAGGCTGCAAACAGCGACGCCGGGATAGATCACCAAATCACCAACCGTTGACTTTAAGGTCCGTGGCTTGTTCTTGATGTGGTAGCTGTAGAAGTCGTCCATCACGTCCGTCCAGAAGCCTTTTTTCTTGAACAGCGTATTTGCCACGACCTTACCCCACACGGAGTAACCAGCTCGCCACCACTTGGCTTGCTTGTGGTGCCATACGTGCATACGGGCCAGTTGCTTGTGCTCAGACCACAGGTTGAGGTCAACCATGCGTGAGCAGCAGTACGTGCCGTCGTTGCTGGATGCATTTGCGCCATCAGGGCCGTCAGGTGATTCAGCAGTGGCCGCAGTAGAGCCTGCACTGCCCTCAGACGCCCCACCCATGCCAGCACTGCTGCGCTCGCTGGCAAAAGAATCGTAGTCGCCGCCATAGTTGAAACCGGGCACGTCAAAGTTTTGGTTGGGGTTCAGCCCCATGGCAATCATTTCTTGGTCGCGCACAAAGTCTGGTGCAAGGTATCTCTGCGCAGCAGCAATACCGGGGAATGCGTAGCCAAACGCTTTTTGACCGGCTTGCGTGATCGCAGCCATCGTGGGGTTTTCGTTGTAGTACGCGGCCTGCTCTGCCGGAGACATCTTGCTCCATGCAGACTGCTCAATCCCATCGCCGCCAGAGCTGCGATCATTGGCGATCATCTGATTGAGTAAACCATTGGCGCTGCGGTTTGGGCTGTACGCACGCCAGTCGGCGATCATGGGCGCACCACCCAGCAATTTTGCGTTGGCGCGGAACTGGTCTTGTGACTCAAGGCCAGAACCCAACAAGCCCATGGGTACAGCAGGTGCGTTGGATGGCATGTAGCTGCCGCCACCTTGGTTCAGGATGGCCAACTGGGCCATGTACGTTGGGTCAACGATGCCGAACTCTTGCGGCTGCAAGTTCATGTACGGCATACCCATGGACGATGGCATGGACATGGCGCTGGGCGTGTAGCCGTAGTCAACAGCCATGCCACCGGCTGGTGGCAGGTTCGGCATTCTGAACCGCTCGTCTTCATCCTCCGGCAGAACCTGACCCATCAAACTTGATTGACCCATTTCACAACTCCTTGGAGAGCACAAACCACTGCGGCTCGTATCCCTCATCTTTTAAGAAGGTGCGCTCCCAGCCCTTACGACCTGCCAGCGTCACCCTTGTGCATCCAATTGACTTGCCCCACGCTTCAATGTGGGGGCGCATCATCTTCAGTTCGTCTAGGTTTCCGCCAGCCAAGAAGAAGTGCAAGTTCTTGGTGTTCGGGTAAACAACGATCTCAGTCACGACTGCGGAATTGTGGTTTGGCCAGAGCTGAAATTTCTTGGCCAACACACCCGCCGCAATGTCGTCAAAACTGTGTGTTCCTCCGCTGTATTCTAAAGCGTCCTCGACCCACTGGCGGCACCGATTCAGCTCCTCGAACTGATCCATCAGCGACGGCCCCCGGCCACCGCATCCAGCCGCATGGTGCCCACACGCCAGTCGGTGTTCTCGGTCTGCCTGATTTTCATCTTGATCTGGCGACCACTGAAGCGTGCCGACGTGGGGTTGGCCGTGCTGTACGGGCCGTGGGCCTCACTCGCGCCATTGGGGTAGTAGCGCGTGGAGAACGTCAAGTCCACGTTGCCTTGGTTCAGCTCGTCAGGAATCACCTCACGCACCGACATGATGTTGTCACCGGCTGCGATCTGGAACGGGCCGGACTCGGCGTAGATGTCGCCAGTGTTCAGCAACCCGACCTCGTGCTCGTAAAGGAATCCATCAGTGCCCACCATCAACGGCTTGTCAAAAGACCCGGCACCAGTGCCGCATGTGCGTGACAGTTGGCCAATGTTCCAGTGCCCCTCGCGGTAGTTGTAGAGGACGTAGGAGTCAACCTCGTTGGACGCGGAGCTTGGGTACAGCCACCACACCTCACCGTACTTGGGGTTGTGCATTGCAAACACCTTGCTCGACTGCGAAGTGTTCATGTTACGGAACACGTAGTCGCTCACGTCCGACTGCAGTGGCTTGACCACGCCGTCGTACATCCAGAAGCCACCATTGCTCATCCAGAAGGCCGAGGTGTCAGACACGATGGTCACGGCCAGCTTGCCGATCAGGCCGCAGCCGTGGCCGATCTTCTCAAAGCTGTAGATAAACGGCTGGCCAATGTACTGGGCGCTGTGGCAGTCGTCGTCAGTCCACAGCAGGTTGATGCCGCGAACGCGCTTGCCAGCCATCAGCGACCCAACAGTCACCAGCTCAAAGTCACCGGCTTGGTTCAGCGTGGTGGGTGTCCAGACCGTGTTGTTCTCTTGGTCGCACCACTGGACCTTGCGAGGGTTGCCACCGGCACCCAGTGCAAAGAGGAACCGCTCAGATGTGACCATCACGGCCTTGCAATTGATGGGTGAGTTGGCAATCGGTGCGGCCACCGTAGGCGTTGTGAAGCCCAACTGCCACTCGTACAGCTCGCCGTCCTTGCTGGAGCACGCCACCAGATACTCTCCATAAGAGTCCAAGGACCAAGTGGTGGCCGGTGTGATGGTGGCCAAGTTAATGCGCTCAGTGCCGTATGGCTGCAAGCCGTATCCAGCGTAGCCGTAGCCTGTCTTGGTGCTCGCATCAGCGTCACCGGTGACGAAGCCAGTTGGGGTGATGTCGGCCAATGTGCCGTCCACGCGGTAAACAAACAGCTTGGTGTGCGTGCCGACAGCGATCCAAGGGTCGCCGTCGTTGTCCTCCCAAGCCAAAATCCCGCGTGCCTTGCCAGTCACCGCAGAGCTGCCGCGCTTGCGCCAGCCACCCACTGGACGAATGGTGCCCTCAAACCAGCGCACGAGGTTGGCGTCAAACCACCGTCCAGCAGACTGCAGCTCGGTGCCGTTGCGGTAGACGCCGGGAGGTAGTTGGATTGGGATCAGTGCCATGGCTGTATTGTTCCAGAATCAAGGCGGCGTGGGGATCACATTCGGCAAGGGTGCCACATAGTTCACGGCCATCACCGCCGAAGGGATGCCGGGGTGTGGTGACGTGGCCGCCGTGGCCTCCATGGTCACGTTGGTGTCGTCTGCGGCCCACTCCAGCTCAAGGTAGTCGCCGTCCTGCATGTCGATGTTGAAGTTCCAACTGATGTTCAGGTGCTGGTTGGAGCCGGACAGTGTGTACTGGTGGGTGCTGTACCCGATGTTGGTGCCATTACGCACGATCCACAGATAGACCTGTTTGGCCGAGCCGGAGCCAGAGCGCAACTGTCCAGAGAACTGGAAGTTGTAGATGCCGGACACGGAGACGTAGATGCGGCTCTCAGTCCCAGCGTTGACCTTCACACCGTTGTTCAGGTACTCAATCGGGAACTCCACGGGTGTGGCAGTGTTGGTCGCCGCCAAGGTCTGGTCGTCGGTGTTGAAAAACAAACCGTTTGGGCAGTCGATGTACTGCCCACCATTGGGTCCAAGGAGGGACCGCAAGGTTGACGACAGCTTGAGCATGAACGTGCGCAGCAGACCGTTCGTCTGCTCGGCACTCTGCTGCGTGTACCCAGTCCCCGGTGAAGGGAACGTGGGGACGATGGGCGTCTCAAGCGACTGCGAACGGTTTGCCATGTGATACCTCAGCCAACAGCCAGCACAGCGTTGTACCGCTTCTGTCGGTCTTCAAGGCCTATTGTCCCACCATTGATCTTCTTGGTCAGTGCCACAAAGTCGCCAGAGTCGGCGATGGGGCCGCACTTGTTTGTTGACCAGAACCAAGCAGCGGACAGGGATGCACCCTCGGGCGTCAGCAGCAGGTCAGGGTTGTCCACCAAGTCCATGTTCAAACCTTGGCCGCATCGGGTGTAGTTGTCCTTGCCCGTGAGCTGCTTTAAGCCACGGCCCCGGTACTTCCAGCCCTCACCCGACTCAATGTTGCCGTTGGCCATGCGGTTGGCGTAGACGGTGTTGGCGATGGCCTCTGGCTGGCGGTGCAGTGCCAGCGCGAACTTGTTGGGCTGGTTCTTGCCCTTGACCTTGACCGGCTTCTTGTCTGGGCCGAGGACCGCAAACCGGCTTGGCCACACCACGGCCATCGTGTCTGCGCTGTAGTTCAGGTTCTCGGTCAGGGTCTTAAACCCAGCAGACTCATGGGCGCATTGGGCGATCCACGCGGCCACCTGCATGGGTGTGTTGATGCCGAAACGGTCAAAAGCCGCCTTCACATGGGGCAGCCAGCGGTCAGCCAGCTCCTGACTCACGCCAGCGGCTCTGAGGTGCTGGATGGTGGGCGTCATTTGATGGCTGCTTTCAGTTTGGCTTCTTCACTCTTGTCCTTGCTACCTTGGCTGCTGCCAAAATAATAAGAAAGGATTTGAGTCACAGCAGCAGACAACACACCCAAGATGTAGATCAGGATGTCTTTGGCTTCTGGCTGCACGTTCACGAAAATCAAAATGGTGAACAAAATGAACGACAGACCAACCACGCCCAGCGCCAAGAATGGCGTCACCACCTTGTTGATGTAGGGGGCTTTTTCGTTCGTGGCGATCTCGATCTCGCGGTTGCGAGCGCTGTCACGGTCCTTGGCATCAATCTCAGCCATGAACTCTTCGTGCTTCATCGCGGCTTCTTGCAAAGACTTGGTGTCGTCATCGGTCATCTGATCTTCAGGCTTGAGCTTGATGCCCAGCTTTTCCTCAACAGCCTCGACACCTTTTTCCATGACGGCGTCAGCCACCTTGGGCAGGCCACGCTCGATCAGGCCCGATACGATGGACATAACGGCAGGGTTCATAAGCAGTGCTGGCAACATTATTCGGACTCCTTCTTGTCTTCTGGGGGCTTCTTGTTCATGGCCAACAGCGTGCCCAAGCTGCCGACGATGAACGTGGCGATGGGTGTGATCAGCTCAAAGAACTTGGCGTCAATGGGGGCCATCGCGTTCATGGGCTGGGTCACAAAGACCAAGCTGTAGAGCACCACGCCGACGATGCCAGCAAGTGTGAGGGACAGGGTCACGCCAATGACAAAGCGAAGCACAGCGTCCAGATCAGTTTTCATTTTGCTCTTTCAAAAGGTACTTGGTGCAGGTGCCACTGGCCTCGCACACGGGTGGTTGACATTGGGCCGAGTTATGGTTCGCAGGGTCTTGGCACTTGTAGCGGTAGGCGTCAGAACACGCGACCAGCAACAGCGCAGAAATGGCAATCAGGTATTTCATCCGCGCCCTTTCGTAAGCGACCAAACAAGCTCGCCCAAAAAGTAGGCAACGTACAACAAGCCAATCAAACAGGCTGTCCAAAACCCGTTTGTAAGCCAAGCCATGCGCTTTTCGCGTTTGGCGATCTGAATGCGTACTCGTTCTTTTTCCGCTTCTTCACGCTTGCGCTTGGCGTCCGACTGGAACTTGAGCCAGTCTTGCCACAGGCCACCGCGCCCTTGGTAGATCATCATCTGCTTGAGTTCTTCTTCTTGCTTCTTGAGTTTCTCAAGAGCCATAAAGGCCTCAAGGTCACCACGGTCTGAGCCACCACTGGCCTTAGCCTTTTTTTGGATTTCTTCCTTGGTGTCGAAGTATTTAAACAGCGCATCGCCAGCGGCCATGATGTCGCCGGAGTGCTGCACCGCCTCCTTGATGACCGAGAAGGCGGCGTTGGCGATGGCGAGTTCGGCCAGCATTTAACCGCCCTTCATGTGGCCAGCGACCCAAGCGACAGCAGCACCGACCGACGACGCGATGGTCATGCCCATCCAGAAGCCGCCCTTGCCCTTGTTGGCAAGCTCAAGCAGCTCTGCGATTTGGCCTTCCATCTTGTCGATCTTCTTGTCCATCTGTGTCACGCGCTCCCAAAGGACGCCGTACTTGACGGGGTCGATGTCACCCGGCTCCATGATCAGCCCTCGTACATGATGTTGATTGAACCGGCGTCAAAGGTGTCTGTGCCGTTGACTGTGGTGATGCGTACTTGGGTTAGGGTGTCGGAGAGGGTTTTGGAGCCTATGAGATAAGTGCCGCTGAAACTTGTGTCCGTTGACCCTGAAACACCAGAAATTACCCAAGTTGACCCAGATAACAAGACGCATTGGATGGATGCGCTGTATGTATTAGAGGCTGCGACTGAGCTGTTTACGGTTGCACCCGCAGACCATGCTGTAACTGCTGTTGTAGTAGAACCCCCACGGTAGTTTGCACCAGAGTAACCAGTGCTTTCAATACCACCCGAATCTCCAAGCTGCACAAGGAAAAAAGAAGTACCGTTCGTACTCACACCACTAAACATCACAGTAATCCGCTTCACCCACGATGGGATGCCGGTGAAGTCGATGCTCGTGCCGCTGGTCGATGCTACTGCTGTGCCAGAAGTGATTGCACCGCCTTGAATGGTTTTGTTCGTCAGCGTCTGGGTAGCTGAGTTCAGCACCACCTGACCCGCCGCATCGGGCAGCGTGATTGCACGGTTGGTGTCGGTCGCTGGAGGCGTGATCGTAATGACGCCAGTCCCACTCAGGGACTCCATCTCAATCTGGCTTGCAGCCAATGTTCCGTTTGCCATGATTATTGTGCCTCCAGTGTGCGGATTTCTTCACGCCACGCTTGGCGCTGTGCTTTGATGGCCTCGCTGTCCTTGTCGTAGTCTGGCAAGACCTTGTAGTCGCTGTTGGTCAGCAGTGCCTTGAGTTCAGCGATGCGGTCAGCGTTGGCCTTGGCTTGCACCTTAACGGCGTCAATCTTAAATAAACTCATTTGATTCTCCTCCGATACCGTCTGTCAGGTCTGCTTCGTCAACCGTCCATGCGTCACGTTGGCTGCGGTCTGATGGGATGTCAGCAGCGTCCACGATCTTGAAGGGCTTACCAGCAGGAACGTCCTTGGTGGCGATGGCTTGGATGCCGTGCTGCTCAAGGGCTTCTGGGCTTGGGATGATGACAGCTATCACGCCGTTGTCTTGGTTGTAGATGATTCGGTTCATGGTGTTCCTTATGAACGTAGTGAATGTAGGCGTAGCTGATTAGCGGAAGATGGCGACAGATACATGGTCTCTATCAACGGCTGCGCTTGAGTTGCTTTCAACCTCGATACGAACAGACGTTGTTGTAAAAACGTACCCGTTTGCCCATGTATCGACAGAGGTGTTCGAACCTATAGATGAGGCCGCCACAAGCGTCGAATAATCCGCATCAGGCATGGCGGTCGTAAAGTTCACCGTGTAGTTACCCGTACCGTTGTCCGTGATGCTTGACACGTTCCCACTCGCACGAATCGCCACAGTGCCAGTGCCGTTGAAGTTCACCCATGCGCGGCATTTGTATTCGGGGTAAAGCGTTGTGCCTCCAGGGATGACGCTTTGTTGCTGACCATTAGAGCTAATCCGCATCCTTTCAGTAGGTGTGCCCGTGTTTGTGTCTGTGGCGAAAACAAGCGCACCATCTGGAGAAGTCCCTTCCGACACAGAAGCAATAAATGCTTTGACACTTGCACCGGGGGCGCTTGCATCTTCGGAATAAAACTCAATTTTTCCAATAATGCCCTCGCTAGCGATGCTGGTAGTTGCGTTTGTAAACCGCAAAGTATTGCCGCCACCCGCCGAGCTGCTGTTCCACAAATCCAATTTTGCGCCCGGCGAACTCGTCCCAATACCCACGTTGCCCGAGGCGTTGGAGACAATGAAATCCCCGCCTGTGACGGTTGGCAGGTTGATGGTGGCGTCCGAGTTCGTGTTCGGTGCTGCAATGGTCAGCGTGCCCGTTCCCGAGGCGTTGCCGGATAATGCGATTTTTGACATTTTGTTTTCTCCTTAACAGGCCATCAGCACACAAGGCACACAGAATGAACCGTCTGCATAGGTGCAAGTGACATGAGTTGATGTGACTTTGGCGATGGTCTTGGAGCGAACAATGTCGTCACCCTGCGGCTTGGCAGTGCCATCACCAGCAGACATGAGCAAGTCACCACGCTGGACAGTCACGCCTTGGGCAATGCGGATAATCATGTCACCCGTCATCGCCATGTTGATCTCGTCCACATCGTGTGCATCATCGTGTGTCCAGTTCACGAACACACCAGCGACATTGGCATCGCCTTCAACGTCAGAAACCTTCACCTTGTTGAGCTGTTCGTTCTCGACAGGGTTGCCGTCAGCATCGGTATAGACGTTCATCTCGTCCAAGTTGGACAGCACAGTTCCCTTGACCAGCGACTCGTCTTTGGCTGTGAGCGTCTGCGCCCAACGAGACAAGTGACCGCCGTTGTAGGACACGGTCGAGCCTGAGACGGAGATGGTGCCTTCTTCTGTGTTGGCTTGCCTGATGCTGACAATAATTCCGTCATTTGTTAGCCTGTTGACAATCATTACATCATCAGCATCCCTAGTAAAAACGCCTAAACCGTTTGCTCGAAGCTCACATCCGGCAGTTGCAGTATTTGGTGCAGTCTTCCCCACCAGCAAGTTACCGCTGGAGTCGATGCGGGCGCGTTCGGTGCCGTCAACACCAAAGCCAAGGAATGTGCTTGCCGCCAGATTGTCTGGGTCAGCCTGTAACGAAATTGAGTTGGAGCCTGACGCATCCAGATGCAGCCTACCCGCGACAGTGGTGTCTCCATCAATCAGCGCAATGCTGAAGTCGGAGCTGCCTGTTGTTCCCTTTACCTGCAATGCCGCGCCGTTAGTTCCACCAACACTGGACGACAGTCCGATTAACACTCGCCCGTTGGCATCAACACGCACACGCTCAGAGCCGCCAGTGGACAGGCCGACAATATCGGTTCCAAAGAACACACCCGTGTTTGCATCAGAGCCGCGAATGGCTGGCGTTGCCGCAGAGCCGTCTACATCAGACAGGCCGTTTGTACCGTCAAGAATCAGTGACATGTGTTACCCCTTAAATCACAACGTAGCGAGCGCCGCTACTGATGGTTACTGTTACGCCGGAGTTGATCGTTACAGGCCCAGTGGACATCGCGTTCTTGGTCGCTGGGATGGTGTAGTTGGTAGTAACGGCTTGGCTGTTTTGGATAAACACCTCATCAGCACCGCCTCCTGTAGCGCCACCACCCACCGAACCCCATGCGGTGCCGTTGTAGCCCTCAAACTTTGCCACGTCACTGTTAAACCGGAAAAACCCAGCAGAGGGTGAGCCATCACGCTGCGCCTCGGTGCCAGAAGGGATGCGCGTAGAACCGGTCGCACCCGTCACCACCTCAAGTGCCACCTTGGCAGCAGCGGCTGTGGTTGACCCGGTGCCGCCTTCAGCGACCTGAATCTGGTCGCCGGTCAGGGCGATGGTGCCAGCAATGGTCAGAACCTTGCCAGAGCCGACATTCATGCCGACAGAGGTGCCAGTACCGTCGGCCTTGAAGATGCCGTCAATCGTGTCCAAGTCGGTGTTGATCTTGGTGCCCCACGTGTCGGTGGACGCGCCAACCTCTGGCTTGACCAGACTCAGGTTTGTGGTGTTCGTATCTGCCATGCTTTGTACCTCTCAATGGGGTCAATTATCAGATGAAACAGGCCGGAGCGGAACATCAAACCGCAGTCCAGACCTCCGTGCTTTGGGTGACCGGGGTCCATGTCTCGGACGTGTCATTGATCCCGGTCCAAGTCTTGGACCCTCCAGCCAACTGACTCCAAGACTCCGGTGTGTCATCAATCTCGGTCCAAGTCTCTTCCGTGTCTGGGTCGTCGTTCCACTTGTACCCACCCTCCAAAGTCATGCCGGAGATGGCGTACACATTGGCCGAGAAGGACCGCACACGACGAGAAAACACCGACAAGACACTCTGGGCGTCTATCGCAATGGGCTGGTTGACGATGACGTTGGAGTCCATCGACATCGTGGACTCGCTGGCCACCGACGCCGACATGAAGGCGATGCGAATCGCGTTGATCTCAACAGCCGAGCCGGATTCAATGGCCGCAGCCCCGATAGCCACACGAATGGCTGATGCGGCGACAGAGCTGGCGCTCGTGATCTCACCAGCGCCCAATGCCACACGCAGGGCCGAGACTGTCGCGGTGGACGCGTCAACAATCGCTCCTGCACCGATGGCCACACGCTGTGCGGCCACTGCGGTCGTGGACTGTGAGGACACGGCAAAGCCGGATGCCTTAATGACGTTTGCCGCAGCCGACGCGCTGGATGTGCTAGATACCTCAAAAGAGCCGACGGCAAAACGAACACCAGCAGCCGTGACGGTGCTGGTGCTGGTGATGTCTGCGGCCCCGAGGCTTACTCCGTAAGAGTAATTGCCCCCGCCGTAGTAGCCGGAGCCGTATGCTGCCATCTTAGGTCAACGTGACAGTCAGGCTGGATGCTGGGACGCGGAACACGTCGCCATCATTGATGGTGCGTGCCGTGGTCAACTGCGCCCACGCCAGCATGTTGCCGCTGGTCTCGGCGTCAAAGATGGCCGCGTGGGTGACCGTGCCCCAGTTGCCACCGGATGCGGCAGCAAACTCGATGGCCGCGCTGTTGGTGGCCGTGGTGCCGGTGCCCGACACGGTGATGGTGCCAGTGACCTTGCGCACGTAGCCGGAGCCGGAGACCTCGGTGCCGCCACCCGTGTCGGATGGGGCTGCGGTAAACAGGCCCACGTACCAAGCCGTGGGGCGGGTCACAGAGCCGTTGGTGAACAGGTATGTGAGAACGAGGTTCTCGGTGTAATCAGAAAAAGAACTCATTATCGTGCTCCAAAGGGTTTGACTCTTGCCCGAATCAGACCACTCGCACTGGCGTTCTGGTCTGCAAATTTGATTGATTCAATGGCCGTATTGTAAAGAGTCCCCCACACTGCGACACGCTCGTCGTCCTTCAAATACGGTGCGGCCTGCATCAGCGAGCCGTACAGGTACGCATCAGGAGACGACGCCAGCAGCCAGTTGGTGGTGACGCTGTCGGACAGCTTGGGCAGCTTGGAGAAATACATCAGCTCTGCCGTGTAGGTCGCGTCAGGCGTTGGCGAGACACGAATCTGGCCACCAATGATGGTGAAGTATTTGGGCATGCCCGGTGCGTTGGAGTACAACTGGTCCCGGTCGTCCATCTGCTCCGGCGTCAAAAACTCAACGGGCTGGATGGGGTTGGAGCTGGTGATCTTGAAGGTCTTGGCCTCCAAGAAGTCGGCAGGCAGTGCGCTGTACTGCGTGTCCACCGGAGCGGTGGCCCGAGCGATCATCTGACGCACGCGCAGTGGCCGCTCCATCTGGGACTCTGCCAGCTCAATAAACGTCGGGATCACCGCCGTCAGGTCTGAGCGGTTCAGAAAGTCAGCGATGTTGCTCTTGAGCTGTGCGTAGTTCATTTCATTCCCTGCCAATCAGTGTGTGCTCGTGCTTGTACTCAAACGTGCCGATGTGGTGGACCTCTTTGGACAGGTCTTGGTCGATCATCGTCTTGAACCCGTTCTCAGCCGCACGGCGGCAAAACCAGACGTCCTCGCCGATGTAGTCCTCAGCGGCTGGCACCCACGGGATGGCAAACCAAGGGAACTCCATCTTCTTGTAGACCTCTGCCTTCACGAGCATCACGCCCATGCCGCAGTAGTCCACCTCGACCAAGCCGGTCGAGTCCTGCTCAGTATAAACGCGCAGCACTTCTTTGGCGTCCTCGTTCCCAGTGTTCTTGCGCACGGCAATCGGCTCGGTCGGAAACCGACGCTTGGCGTAGTTCGCGCAGACGATTGGCTCGTCACGGTCCAACAACCGGATCAGCGCGTCCTTGGGGAACCTCATGTCACTGTCGAGCCACAGGGTGTGGGTGCAGCCAGCCTCAATCGCGTCTCGAGCCAAGTCTTGGCGCTGAGAGGAGAGCAGGGTGCCCGAGCTGGTGTAGATCACCACGCGGTTCTCTGTGGTGCCGATGGTGTAGCCCACTAGCCTAGCGAGGTCAAAGGCAAAGCCTGAGTTGACAAAGTCGCGGGTGGGTACGAGGATTCCAATGATGTTTGACATTAAACGCGTCCGGGTCGAGTTCTAAAAAATCTGTTTTCTGGGTCGTTGAGCCAAGCCTTCATGCGTGCCGGGTCATCAGCGATACCTTTTGCTTTGAGGTCGTAGAGCACAGCCATTGGAATTTGTGCGACATGGTGCATGTCACCCTTCCAACTTGCATTCTCATCCACTTGGTTGAATGCGGCCTTGTTTTGCTCAATGACTCCACTCACGTCAACGACTGTCTCAATGACTGCCTCATCGGTGTCGCCGTTGTAGTGCCATATCTTCTTGGCACCCGTCAATGGGTCGGAATCAAATAATTTTGAGTGCATATAAAAAAGGGGGGTGATTAGCCCCCCTTCATTCCATTACTGGATAACGCTGTTCAAGTCGTACACAGCGCCGTGGGCCTTCTCGTTCATGACCTTCAAGCCCCACTCAACCAAGAGCATGCGCTTCTCGGCGTCGCCGGTCTTGGCCAATTCCACGGTCTGGAAGGGGCGCAGGTAGGCAACCGATGCGTACTCGGTGTCCAAAACGAACACGTCACGCTCACGCTGGAAGCGGTTGGGGACGATGGTCACGTTGCCGAAGTCCGACACGTACACGTCAGCAGCACCGATGATGGTGGAAGGCTTGGCACCTTGCGCGTTGAAACGCTGTGCGGCGATACCAGCCATCTTGGACAGGTTCTGCTTGTTGACAGGACCAGCCATCACGACGGAGGGCTTGCCACCTTGCGTCCACACCTTCTGGATCACGTCCTTCAGCAAGGTCTCGCTGAAAGAACGCAAGTCACCAGCGGTGGAGTCGGTACGAGCTGCGTCAGGGATGGAGGTGTACGAAGGATCGCCACCGCCAGTGCCTTCGTTGGTGTTGGTCTTCAGGAAGGCCTGCAGAGCACCAGTCTTACGGGCAGCGGAAGTGCTACCAGCAGCCGCGGCTTGGTTGGCCAACATGGCGGTTTCCATGTCACGCTTCAATTCGGCACCACGCTTGGCCATCTGGTAAGACAGTTCGCTGCGGCGACCGGCCTTGTCAACGGACTCCAAGGTGCCGGAGATGACCACGTCCTTGCGGCTGATCTGGGTGTAGTTACCCAAACGCACGGTGGCGGTGGCTGCGGTGAACGAGGTGATGTCGTCGCCTTCGATCTGCGCGTTGGTCGAAACAGCGGAGGCCAAGTCGTCAGTCTGCCACTCGTAGAAAGTGTTCTTGACGTTCTCTTTTCCGACGTTCGACATGAACGGGGTCTCTTCAGGGCTGATCTGATAGATCACATTGGAGAGGTCTTCCCGCACGCCTTTGGCGTCAAAGCGGGTATAGGTATTGGTGATTGCTGCCATGATGGCTCCTTAACAAGTTACAAGAATTTTTCAAAGAGGCTCGCCGCATCGCGGACGCTCCCCGTTGCCTTGAGACGCTGTTGAGCTTGCTTAATTTGACTCGACTGTGGTTTACCAGACGCTGCCACACCGGGCTTGGCGACTTTACCGACCGACTGTTGCGGCTTGATGCTCTGGCGCTTACTCATCAACGAGTCGTAGGTCGCCAGCTTGCGCAGCGCCAACAACATGCGGTGATCAGTGATGCTGTTCATCTCCTGCTCAGTCAATCCGATGGCCTTGCCTGCGTTGACCCAGTCGGCCTTGGCTTTCGCCGCCACCTTGGGGTCTTTCAGCTCAGGGGCCGCAGACAACAACAAGTCCTTCTCCTGATGGAGTCGTTCTTGCATCGCCTTGTGCGATTCCCTCTGATGCTCCTGTTGCAAACGCTGCTGTTCTGACTGGATAGCCATCATCTTTTCAGCGTTCACTCGCTGCATCTCGCGCTGTCTCACCCACTCGATGGGGTCTTCGTTATAAAGACGATCCATATCGACGTTGGGCTGCTGCGCGTCTTGCAGTTGGGCTTGCAGGGCCGTCAACAATTGAGAATACTGTGCTCGCTCGGTACGCACCGACTCCAGTTCTGCCTGAGCTGCTTTGCGCTCTTGGGCAAGTGCCTGTGTCTTGCGCGTGTAGTCCTCTGTGCGGCTGTAGCCCTTTTGCAGCTCTTCCAGCGACACCTCAACTTCTTTGCCGTCAACTTTGACGGTGAACTTTGATGGCTGTTCCTGCTGCTCGGTCTCTTCATCCCCATCGGACTCTTCGCCTTCGGCATCTTCGTCTGTCGCGTTCTCATCATCAGACTCGTCTGCCTCGACGGATTCGGATGATTGCTCATCCTCCAGCGCCTCTTCTTGCTCTTGCTGTTCTCCCTCTTCCAAGGGCAGCATCGCTTCAAAGGCTGATGCAGCTTGCGCTGCGGTCATGGACTGCGAACTGGTTTGACCCGTGGTGTCGCTCATGTCTTTGATTCCTATGTTACTTCAAACTCATCCCCGTTGAACCTGCCGCTGCGCATACGTTGCGCGGTCGATGTAGGTCTGCAACTGGGTCTTGATGTCTTCAATTGCGGTGATGGCCATGTAGGCCTTCTCGCGCTTTTCGACTTCATCAACTTTACTATCTTTCCACTCGTTTGTGTAACGCTCTTGCAGTTCCTTTAACGCTTCGTTGAGCGTCGAGCCGGGACTCATCAGCTCCTCGGCTTCGCGTCCCAGCTCCAGCGTGTCGTGCAGGTTGGCCATCAGACCACACCCGGATTCATCGTTTGCATGGCCATGCGGTCACGCTCGACTTGCACGTTGAGCTGCTGCTCGTTGATCACCGCGCCGTACTTCAGCTCCAGCTCGCGCAGCTTGATGAAGCGGTCGGTCTCGATCTTGTCGCGCTCGCGGTCGTCGGCCATCTGCATCTTCTGCTGTTCAAGCTGTAGCTCGGCGGCTTTCTTCTGGATGTCGGCCTGAATCGACTGCACCTGCACCTGTGCCAGCATCTCTTCTGGAGACGGCTTGGCAGGCTCTTGCGACTGTGGTGGCTGGTAGTCTGCAGGGATCGCGTTGAAGAACTGGCTGGCGTCCTTGAACCCGGCAAGCTCGACCATCTTGCGAAGCGTGTTGGCGTACTGTGCAGGCGACACCAGCGGGTTCATTGGACCCATCTGCGTCAAGGCCTGCTCCTGCTTGGAACTGATCATGCCCAGCATCTGCATCTTCTGCTCGGTGTCGCCAGTGCCCATGCCCACGTTGATGGCCACGTCCATGGTGGCGTCCCACGAGCGTGGGTCAACCTGCACCCAGTCGTTGCGCAGACGGACCATGCGGGGCTTGTCTTGGTGCTTCACAGACAACTGCAAGATCACCTTAAACAGCTTCTTCATACCCTCGGCCAAGATGCGCGTGGTCAGCTCAATGCGCATCTGGTTGGCGCTCACCGTGGCGCTCACAGCGGCCTTGGTGCTGGACTGCAAGGCGTCGGCGTTCAGGCCCATTGACGCACGGCTCATGCCGGTGCGCTCCTCCTTGATGCTGTCCATGTACTCCAGCATCGGGAACGCGGCCTGTCCGACAAACGGCTGGGCCAAAGGCATCACCATGCCGGGTGCTCGCATGCGGATGATGGCACCCGTCTCGTTGTTGAGCACGTCGTCCATGTTGACTTGGCCCTCCACCACCGCGGTGCGCGGGTGGATCGATTGCGCCAAGCTGTCCAAGGTGTTGCGCAGGATGTCGCTCTTGATCTCCTGCAAGTCCTTGGTGAAGTCAAAAATGCTGTTGGCCTCAAGCGGACTTGTGTGTGGCTCGGGGTCGCACGGAAAGTCGGAAAAGCCAGTCATGTCGGCTGGCTCGTTGTTGACGATGGTGTAGCCCTCGCCCAAGCAGCACACCTTGCGCAGCTCGGGGATGCCGTCGCCGTCGTAGTCCACGCGCATATAGCCCTCGACGTACAAAGCACGCTGCATGGCCGGGTTGTGCGACTCGTTGATCGAGCCAATGGTGGTGGTCGTTGGACGGCGGCGCAGGTACTCGTCGTTGTACTCAAAGTCGGTCGTGGAGATGTTCTCCATGATCAGGTTTTCGTCGTAGCCCATCTCCAGCAGCTCGGCCACGGTGGCCATCTTGCGGTGGCCAACAAACGCAGCGGAGTCCAAGTCGCGTGCGTTGCGGTCGATCAGGAACTCTTCTGGGGGCACGCCCTCGATGCAAATCTTGCCCTCCTCAATGGTGCGCTTGACCTCGACGTCAAACAACTGAGGGACCGGCATCAGCATCGGCTGGCCGGTCATGGGGTCAATGGTCAACTGAGGCTCAAGCACGTCCGGGTCGTCGTACTGGGTGATCACGGTCACCACGGCCCCCGACTCCTGCTGGATCAGCATCACGGTGCCCTCGTCCAGCCCGGTGTACTTCTCGGTGCGCACGGTGGTGTTCTTGGCCCACCACGTCTTCACGATGCCGCACTTGCGGACCAAGCTGTCTTTGAAGGTGCCGTACAGCACCATGAAGCCGGGGTTGTCTTGGTTCAGGACGTAGTTGGCGTAGTCGCTCGCCTGCTCAGACGCCTTGACGTCCTCGGGGCCACGGGGCATGAACTCGACCACGCGCTCGGAACTGAAGAACACCCGCATGATGCTGGGCAGCATGGCGTTGACCGTGTCGCGCACCTCGGTGGCCACCACACGGCTGTTGCCCTCCTCCTCGTTGCCGAACGGGTCGCCACGGTAGTAGGCCGTGGCCTGAGCACGAGACGGACTGAGGTCGGTGTCCACGTAGGTGACGGCGTCCTCAATCTCGGCAGAGACCACCGACTGGAAGTCGTGCTCGTTCATGAACAGGGCAGACGACTCGCCGGTCTCGTCCTCCTCCAGCTCGGCCACCTCGCGCTGGGCGTCCTCGGCCAGCTTCATGCCGTCGTCTTGGTAGCTCTCGTCCGTGTCGTACTTTTTCATGTTCTCACCACTTTACGTTGTTGGCCATCACTTGGCTTTTGCCTTGGCCATGCACTTGCCAGCGGCCTTGCACTTGCCCGGTGTTGGACAGCCGGGGCAGGGTTTGAACGACTTGATTGGGATCATCTTCTTGGTGGCCATGTTCATTTGCCTTTCTTGGCGGTTTTTGCCGAGGCCTTGAAGGCCGCAGCGGTTGGGGCACCCTTGGTGCCGGGTTTGCGCATCTTCTCCTTGGAGCCTTCTTTGATGCGCTCGCGCTTTGCTGCGATGTTTGCGTACAGACCCTTCATTTTTTGCCTTTCTTTGCCTTGGCCTTTTCGGCCACGCTCAAGGCAATGGCCACCGCCTGCTTCTGCGGCTTGCCAGCTTTGACCTCTTTCTTGATGTTGGAAGAGACCGTTTTTTGAGAATAGCCTTGTTTCAGTGGCATAAGTTCACCTCGCTTGCGCGTGATTTTCGCACCTTTACGCCAGCCGTGGCACATTCCTTCGCAGGGGCTTGGCCCAGTTCTTGGAGCCACCGGTGGAGCCGTACATGCCCGTGGCCGCGTCCCCAGCAAACGTCAGGATCAAGGAATCGGCGCAGTCGGGTGACTTCAGGCCGCGCTTTTTGATGTCCTCCTTGGACTCCACGCGGGTCTTGCCCGTGCTGGAGAACGTGTACCGCACCGTGGCCAGCTCTGCCGTCAGTCGGCTGTCGTCGGGGATGCGGCAGTCGCGCTTCTCAAACCACGCCTTGCACTTGTACCAAAGCTCGGCCTTCAGGTTGGCGTAGGTCTGGTTGGGCGAGAAGCTCGGGCTTTCGCTCACGTTGATGCCCACCGCAGGCAAGCCCAGCTCCTTCAGCCGGTCCACCACGCCAGCGCCAAGACCGATGCTGTCCACCATGATGGACTCGGGTTTCTCCTGCTCCTGCTGCGCCTCGTACTCGGCCACCACCGCACCGGTCAGTTGCATCAGGTCCAAGTTGCGCCACACCCGGCTGGCCTCGGTCACCGTGTTTCCCCGGCGCTTGGTCAGGCTCGAGCTGTCCGAACCAAACCGTGCCACGTCCAGCCCCCAGATCATGGGCGCGTACTTGGTCGGCTGCACGTCGCGGTTCTTCGCCGCCTCGATCAGCTCCATGGAGATGATGGTGTCGTCGTCGGACCTCGGGAACTCGCCCAGCACGCGGATGCGGTACGCGTTGCTCTCCTCGCCATACCGGCTCTTCATCTCCTCGACGTACTCAGTAGAAACCCTTGGCGAGTCCACGCACGACACACGGAACGTCACCCAGTCGCTGGAGAGCCGGTTGTGCGTGTCGTAGAAGAACCCGCTGGATCGCGTCGGGTTGCCCAGCAGCAGCGTCACCGCGTTGTGGCCGGACATCGATCCAGCCGCAGCCTCAAACACCTGCTCGGGCACGCCGGACGCCTCGTCTGCCACCAGCATCACGTTGTCCGAGTGGATACCCTGCAAGGCTTCCGGCTGCTCGGCCCGTGATGTACGAGCCGAGATGAACATCTCATCCGGTGCGGCGTTGAAGACGATGCGGTCCTGCTTGACCGTCACCAAGTCCTGCAGCGGCTGCGGCATCTGCAGCACCCAGCGCTTCAGCTCCGCGAACATGGCGTCAAACAACTGAGAGCTGGTCGGTGCGGTCACCACCACCTTGACCGGCGAGCGGGTCATGAAGTACCAGAGCATGGCCCACGCACTGGCCGTGGACTTGCCCACCCCGTGGCCAGATCGCACGCTCACGCGCCGGTTGCCCTTGGCGATGGCCATCAGGAACTTGATCTGCCACTTGTCGGGCGTCACCCCCAGCACCTCGTCAACGAAGGCCACCGGGTTGTTCTGGTATCTCTCGACCCACTCCTCAAAGACGTTGCGTTTACTCTGTGTCATGGCTTCTCTTTTCTGCGTCAAGTAGGAATAGGATGCAGCACCCGACGTGTGCCAGATGCGAAAGACCCGTCTCCGGGTCGTGCTGCTCGCCTTGGGCATAAGCCGCCATGTGTCTAAACGCTGCGGCAAGGTACCGGTTCTCAGCATTGTCCACGTGCCGCCAGTTGTCTCGGGCGTACTTCTTGGCACCGAAGTCGAGCACCTTCACAATCTCTTCAACGGATGCCCACGGCAGCAGCGTGTAGTCTGGTTTGCCAGCGTCAAACTTGCGGCCTTCTGTTTGGTCACTCATATGGTCGCCTCGCCAAGTTGGTTGTGTTGCTCAGTACGACGACTTGTCAGCGTGGCTCGGTGGAGCGCCTCCAATACGGCTGGGTCCACCCTCTTGAACGGCCAGAATGCACTTGGCGTAGATGTGTTCAAGGGTGTGCCTGAGCCGCAGGGCTTCTTCAATGGCCGCGTCACGCTGGTTCCTGATTTGCTTGTTTTCATGCTGCAGGTCTGCGACCAATAGGTCGAGTTCTCGTTCGTTCATCGTGTTCTCCATATTCAATGATGTTGGTCAACCGGGTGATCCGCTCTTGGTGGTACTGCGCCATGGACCGAGCGTACTCCTCGGCGCTGTGCGCCTTGAGCAGCTCGCGCCGTGCCTGCTCCAGCTCCTCGGCCACCATCTCGTCAGCCGTCGGTGGCTGGAAGATGTGGATGAAGTCAGCAAAGATAGTCTTGATCATGGTGCTGGGCAGTCCTTCGGTATCTCGGCCACGCAGTACACCGCGACACTCGGGACCGCCCTTCCGGACACCCCGTCGGTGTTGGCCGTGTAGCCGCTGACGTACACGTCCACCATACTCTTCAATACCGCACGCACCCGAGACGGTCCAAGGCTCAGTGCCGACGCGATCTGCGTCACGGTCTGCCCTTGGTGGTCTCGTAGGTGGTTGCGGATCACCTCGTCTGTGTGTATCGCCATTACTTGGCCTCCTTTTGTTGTTGTGGCATTAGGTCTTGGTCAAAATACTGGCCCAGCAGCAACGCCCCCAGTACCAGAAGAAAAACGGCGATGGTCTTCATACACTGATCCACAGCAGGGTGAACATGAACACCAAGCCGACCAGCGATGCGGCGAACAAGATGTAGATGATGATGCCGTGCAGCTTGTCCCAATCAATCATGGTTTGCTCCTTTGCTGTTGAGGTAAAACTTTCCAGCGGCCACCGCCTCGATCTCCACGTACCACTGGTCACTGCGCATGCGGGTGCCAGAGCCTTCCAAGGCGGTGACCAGTTGCTGGATGATGGGCGCGGGGTCTGGTGCTGGCTGCACAGGCCACGGCTTACCGTCGTGGTAAGTTTTCACAGGGACGGGTTGTGGTGCGGGTGGGGTGTCTGTTTCCTGCCATGCTTCCTCAGCGCGTCTTGCCCTAAACACTGGCTGCAAGTCCGGGTCTCCAACAAACTCGCACTCGTCGCCATCTGAATACTTGGCGACTTTGAATTGCATTTCATGCACCAGTCCGCAGTCACAGCATTTCATCATGTAACTGTCGTTGTCTGGGTTGACCCATTCAGACCAATCGCCTTCGTTCTCTACGACGTGGTGATAAAACTCAGGCGCGGCTGGCTGGGGGCGAGCGTTCTTCTCGCGCAGCAACCGCTCAAGCTCATAAGCAAAGCGGCCATACGACCACTCTGCTGTCCAATCAACGAGGTGCCGCAGCTTGCTGATTTCATCCTCACTCAGCCCCACCCAAGGCTTCGGCGCAACAGGCCAAAGTTCCTTGATTGGTGCTGAGTAAGGCCCGTCAGGAACAGGCGCAACAGGCCACGGCTTAAAATCGCTGTAAGTCTTCACAGGGACGGGCTGGCGGCGCTTGATCTCTGCGTCAATACGGGCAAACTCTTCATCTTCTGGTGTCATTTGGTTTCTCCTCTTGCTCGGATGGCGGCGGCATACTGGAACAACAAAGCAGCCGTCCAGTTTTGTAATTTGGGGTCGGCACTCATCGCACTCAGGTCTGTGGAATCAAGAAGGTTCGCACACGCCTCACGCTCGTCAGCACGGGCAAGCTCGATAAGGCGTTCAATGGACTCAATGCTTTGGCTTCCCATGGTGGTTGTCCGGGTACGGCCCGTTAAACCAGTGTTGGTTTGAAACTCGATGCCCGCCTCACGGGCCATCTCAATCGTGTCTCTCATCGCACCACCCCCGCAATCACCACCAGCACACCCGCACCGATGGCACCCAACACAAAGCCCAGCACCAGCGCGGCCCAGTACTTCATGGACTTGCGCCATGCTGATGGAGCTTGGTGAATCCAAAACGCAGGGATGCGCTTGCCCACCTTGGCGGGGCTGATGTTGAAGTGCTCTTGCTCGAATTGTTCTCGTGATGTCATTTGTTCCTCCGGTCACAGTATTTGTTGATCTCTTTGATGGCCCGTGGCTCGTTGCCGTTGAACCACCACGCGGTGCACTGCTTGTAGAGTTCGGCCCCGCTCATCAGCGCCCGTTCACGCCCATCAACGTAGCCCTGCTCGTAGCCCTTGGTGAACGCATACCCGGTCATGATGTAGAGCGACGCGGCCAGCGCCAGTCCGATGATCACGTACTTCATGCTTGCTCTCCTGTTGATTTCTTGGCTGCATGAGTCGCTGCTTTACAC